TCTCTTCTTTAGGAATACGCCGTCTCCGTTTGCTTGTGATCCCTTTGAGCTTCCGCTAGTGTTTCCTTCGTAGCAGTGCAAATTTTTCCCGTCATTCTTAACAACAATTCCAACGTGTTCTGTATCGGTTGGTGTCTTATCAAAGTTAAAGAATACAACATCTCCTGCTTGTGCTTGTCCAATTGGAACAATTCTCTTGTTCTTTGCAAACCATTGTGCTCCTGCATCGCATGATGCAAAGCCTTTCTTTGTTGAAGCGGCAACTAGGTGAACTAATCCTGCGTCATCAAAGCATCCTGAAACGAACATTGCACACCATGGTTGGTGATTCATTCCGTATCGCTTTCCAAAAATTGTATCGTTATTTGTTCCTTCTGTATATCCCTCATCAGCATACTTTTTTGCCGCTGCAACTACTTTTGCTGCACTTGGGTGTATATTATTTGCCATTTTTTCTCCTTTTGTTATATCTATTTATATCATTATAGCATTTATAGCATTAAAAAAACATGCTGTGCCGTCGGCAGGAATTGAACCTGCGACCTACTGCTTAGAAGGCAGTTGCTCTATCCCCTGAGCTACGAAGGCTTTATTAATTAGATGGTATTTTAAGATCAGTAGAAAGGAAATTTGAATAGGAATACCTGTGTCCACGGATAATTGTATTTACCCCATGCATACAATCTTCTTCTGCACTGTGAACAATTAAGTCCCCTGGGCTTGGAGAATAAGTTATATCCTGATTAGAATAATAAAGCTCTCCACCCTCTTCTACTTCATTAAAATAAACTACTATACCGTATTTAGTGTCTTGAACTACTTCGTATGGCTCTCCGTCTTTTAACAATAAACTTAAATTTCTTTTTTCAATAAAATCATGATTGTCTGAGTGCTGTCCCCATTCATCACCTTCACGCATAACATTTACCGACGTGTTTGGATGAAGTGAAAATGTAGACCCGAACAAAGATTTTGCCCTATCCAAAACTGGCTCCATCTCCTTGAGTGGGACAGAGACCTTATTTTCAAAAGGTGTGCCGACCAAACCTGGATCAAATAATGAGTTTTGCTTTACCTCATCAAATAAAACTGTCAAGCTTTCAATCTCATCTATGGACAAAAAGTTTTTATATACATATATGTTAAGGCCTATCTTGTTTAGACCTAAGTCTAAGAAATAATTGTCGTTCATTTTTTCCTCCAGTTTCATGTGTGCCAAGTAGGACTTGAACCTACGATTACCGAATTATGAGTTCGGGGCTTTAACCAACTAAGCTATTGGCACTTTAGCTTAATTGTACTATATTATTCAGATGTGTCAATAGTAGACTCTACTATTTGTTGAACATATTCTGAAAAATGTTTTCTTACTCTTCCTGCTGGCCTAGACCCAAACGACTCCCATATTCTCTTGTATTCAATTATATTATAATATGTAGTTGGACATAATACTAAACCATCATATAATTTCATTACAGTCGGCAGTGGCACATGTTTTGTACAACACTTACATTGTTTTGCTAGCTCTTGATACTCGCTCATATTATCTCCATATTTTCTATTGATCTTGCTAAGCTTTCAGGCATTCTTGGCGCCCTAATCATATTGTATACATTTTCCACTTCGCCATCGCTGGCTCCAAAGTCATTATCGTAGCTCATAGATTCATAGTCATGAATTTTTATTTCTTCGTCTCTACGCATTCTAGTTCTACTAATTGAATTATATACTGCTCCGCATACAGCATCTGCCAAATCCTTTGAACCCTTTCTTGGGTGATCAACCTTGTCTCTCATAATTCTTAGCTGAAGTAACTCGTCTATAAGCAATGGTATGTGTGGGCCAGACAACCTTTCTTCTAAAACTACCATAGCCATATCGTCATAATGTTTCTTGGCGACAGACAGAATCTCTGTGTTAATGCCATATTGTTTTAGTTGTTGCATCATATCGTGAGAGTTCCATCTGTCAAAGGTGCACATCTTAATATTAAATCCTCTAGTTCTTAGTGCCAGAATGTAATCTTTTACTTCAGAAAAATCTACAGACTTATCTGGGGTAGGTGTCCAAAATCTAACTGCATCAATTTCTACAATTGGAGCTGGTTGAGAATAACTGTCTGTAACCTTTACCTCTACCCATTTATTAACATGTCCCATAGCTACTGCACAATGGTCATGCTTTTGAGCTAAGTCTACATGTATAAAATAATCTTTTTCTAAATCTGGCTTAAACCAATCCTCAAGTCTTCCAAATTTATCTACGGCTAAGCTAGCTTGGTTAAAAGCCTTCTCAATTTTTTCTCTAGACTTAAAAAATGCATCTACAGCATCTGATGGCATACAAGCAAATCTACCAAGTGCATCTGGCGCATTCTTATGAAAAGCAACAGTAAAATCTGTTATTTTTTTTGTTGGATTTACTTCCCATGTTGGTCTCTTAAGTGCAAACACTCTGGGATAAACATAAGAAACTATATGATCTTCTTCCCATGCCACCTCAAACTCATTGCCTTCCGTACCATCTGGCAAATCCTGGTCTAGCTTTAATATTTTTGTTCTAATAATTGTTTCTTTTTCCGCTATAACAGACTCATAAAATTTTTGTATAGGGTCATTTTTAAAACGAGGAAAGGATAACAGAATTACCTTACCAAAATCTGGGAAACGGGAATCAACTGAGGCTCTATACATATCGTATATGGCGTCTGCTGTTTTTGCTTGATCATGTCCTGTAGTATTTTCTGTAGCAAAGCCTGATATCTCGTCAAGTATCACTACTAGAACGTTGTACCCTTCCCAAGCTTCTCTTTCTGAGTGGCCTGAATGAACTGTAATTGATTTATCAAATTTAATTTCTGATGCTTTGTCGGTATATTTCCCAGCAAACCATGGAGAACCTTCAATTCTCATCTTGAATCCCTTAAAGAAAACATTGTTTGCTTGTTGTGAGTTTATTGCAATATTTAAAATATCAATTGCATCTCTGGGTGGCTTACCATAATAGGCCGCTGGGTCTTTTAGACATAATAGTAAATGTACTATATATGCAACTGCAATTGTTGACGAGTAGTCTTTGCCAGATCCTTTTCCTAACTGTGCAATAACTTCAACACAGGTTTGCTTAAATAGTTTTTTGCCAAGCTCTTCGCCATACAGCTTTATTAAAGTAGACTCCTTATATATCTGGGAGCTTCTTTCTATAAGAGTATACTGATTTTCTGAAAGCGGAGGCAGGCCAAGATAGTTGGGGCTAGTTACAAAAGTCTGTAGGTCTACTGGCTTTTCCTCAAACTCGTCTCCATCAAGGATTTCTATAAATTCTGAAAAGTCTAATGACATTTAAGCCTCTTGAGAAATAATGATAGGCTCTACAATCCCAGTGATCTGAGATAATCTTTTGGCAACCTCTATCTTGCAGTGGTTGCAGTTAGAGGTAACTTCTTTTAATATACTAACAAGCATCTCTTGCTTTTTTTCATTTTCTAATATTTGTGAGGCTATCTCGTTGTTCTCTAAAACACCTACTGCCTGCAACATTGCAATTCTTTTGCCCTCAATATCTGCAATTAGTTTTAAGGTTCCAGATTTTACGTTAAGTTGGCCCTGTGTGTCTGCGTCTTCTACGGTTTTCCAAGCTTCTTTAATTAGTATGTCGTAGTGTTGATCAGCCCCCATAAGAGCTTCTCTTGCACGGTCTCTAACATTAGTATCGTTATGGACCACAGCCTTCCACTCATCAATATACTCTAAGACATCTTTTCTAGCCATTCCAGTTATTGTAGCAATCTGGGTAGCCGAATTGCCCTTTAATAACTCCGAAACAACTTTATTCATCTTGTCAAAGTGGATGGATGGCTCTATTTCTGTCATTAAATTATTATACTTCTAGTCAACCAAAATGTCAATTAACGCTTGACCTTTATACCAAATTTCTCTATATATCTCTGTATGGTCATAGCCGATACGTTACATTCTTTTGATATTTCAATTATAGTCTTTTTTTGAATAATATATCTATTATAAAGCCAGCCTTTGTCTTGATATAGCTTCATCGCTGTGTTAATACTTTGTTAGCGTAATGTGCAATACCAAAGCTATCTGCAACGTCAAAATCCACCACATTTAAATTGTACTTCCTATTAAAGTAGTCAGCAGTTCTTTGCTTCCTCATATTTCTTAATTGATTTTTATACCAGGAGTCTGCGTATCCTGGATTAGCCAGCCTTATTCCAGACTTTTCATCCTTTGTCGGATTTTTGTTGCCAATGTACGCCTGCCACGAGGATGGGCTAATAGTAATAACCTTAGCCCCAGTAGACATAAGCTCAGCAATAACAACTCCATAGACATAAGACAATTTTATCACAGCATCAGCAGATCTGACAAGTACGGCGCCTTCTACTGCAATATAATCGGCACTCAGTTCGCCTAGCATTGCGTTCATATTAACTTTAGCATTATAAATTTTTTCATATATATCGTTGCCAACTAAATTAATTTTGCCCCACTTTAATGGCACATCATTTTCCATTAGGCAGAAAGCTATTGAGGTTGTAGATGCGTCTATACCTAAAACCTTAGAAGCCTTTGTTTTTACTAAACTAGCCAATGTCATCTAGGATTCCCATCAGATCGTTTTTATCCTTTATGTGTTTAGATTTTATGCATTTAGCACACACTGCTTCTGAATTGTATCTACTTAAAAAACTAGCACAAGTTTTGCATTTTCTTGGAGCACCGTTTTTAATTGCTTTCTTTTCGTAATACTTTTCCATGATTCTTTTATTTGTTGCAAGGCGGCAACACTCGTCTGAACAATATTTTTGATTATGCGTTTTGGCATTAAATTCTTTTCCGCATTTACTATTTAAACAAATCACTATTTAGAAACCTTCATCAAGGGAATGTCTACCGAGCCAGGATCAGAGCCTTTTGCCCAGCATTCTTTTTTAACTGGACAATAAGTGCAGGGCAGTTTATATTTTGTTGCATCTTGTGGCCTTGTAGGTAGATCGCCATTATTAAAATTATCCCATACTTCTTCCATCCACTTAAAAGCATTTTCAATAATTTCTTTATTCTTCTCGTTCATAGAGATTGGAATAATTAATACTTCTTGGGTATTTTTATTTTCATATAAAAAGAACCCTTCTTTGGCATTCTTTAATTTCATATAAGTGAGTAGCTGTAGCATATGGTTTGGAGAAGACTTCATTTCAGCCTGTCTAGTATCCCATACTTCTTGCTTTGCAGTTTTAATTTCACCAATAACTGTCTCACCATCATACTCCATAATTAAATCTATAAAGCCACGGATGGGTGGATACTCATTAATAATTTCTTCTTCTTCCGCCCTCCACTCAGGCATAGTCTTAATAAGGTTTTGTAGTCTTTCGTGTGCTTGCGTTCCCTGAGCCATATTGGCTACAGCAACCGCATCGTTATCATCAATGAAGACTGCGCCAGTAAATGCCATATACCAATATCTCGGACAGGTGCCATGCCCGTATCCTAGAGAGCTTGGGCTAAATGATTTTTTTGTTGTATCTCCATCTGGACGCTTTGTATTTCTGTATGATTCATCAAGCAGCTTAGCAAATTTTTCTGGATCAAAAAAATTACCAGTGTGCTTTTTAAACTTAAGATTTTTTACAATATCTCTGGCCACTAAATTTTATCCAATTCTTCATAATCAATGTCCTCATTTAGGTCAAAGTCAAAAATCTCTTGCTTTTCAGCCCATTTTAAAAATCTAGATAATGCTAAGCCTGAAAAAATTGCTGTTGCTATTAATACAGCCAAAGCCCAAATCTTCTTCATGAGTTATATCTAACCACATACTTAAGTGCATCTACAAGTTTGTCTATGGACTCCTTTACTGAATAGTAAATATTTTTCTTATTGTTATTGGCTGTACCAGCCTTATCTTTAGCAATGGTAGAGTATACAGAAGCAAGAACTGCAAATTTAGTTGACATTGCCTGTAGTTCCATAATAAGATAAGGTGCTTTTGCAGAAGGCACATCTGGGTTCATGAGTAGCTTAACCACTATAGAAAGAGCTTTATCTAAATGCTCGTCTTGCATAAACTCATGCAGGTCATTGAACTCTGTAATATCGCTAATAAGTTCTAAAGTATTTTTATCCTCTGCCATCTTTAATCCTCTTATCTATCTTGTCAACAAAAAGTCCGAGGCCGTATCCCAAGGACAAACCAATTAAAAAGGTAATAGAAGATACGATTATATAGTTTTCAATCACTTATTATCTTCCCAAACTTCTACTGTTTTAGGGAAAAACGGTATTCCGTTTCCATGTGGCCTATCATAAACTGAAGTACCTGGCAGATAAACATCTTTTTGGTATAGCCCTAAAAGATCTTCAGTTTCTCTAATAAGATCTTGCATTGTCTCCCATTGTTCTTTACCAAACTTTTTTTGTCCCTCTTTGTATCTATCTGATCCTGAGTGTTGCCACAATAAAAAGTTTCTTATAAGATATTTATCTGCCCCATAAACTTTTTGAGCAGCATGAAAAAATGGTTTTGCTGAAGGGAATACTATAAGGTCTCCTTGTTTTGGCTTATATGTAATAATGCTACTGTCAAACTCATTTAAAAATGATATCTCTCCGCCTTCGTATTCGTCATTTAAATACACTGTTCCAGTAATAATTGATTTTGGGCCAGCAGCATCCTTTGAGTTAAAGGCATCTAGATGATATCCAATTGCAAGTTCCAGTCCTTTGCCAACAGTATGATCGTGTTTTAATATTTCTACTGCTCCCTTAATCCAGCAATCTTCATCTGACTGGTTAGTTATATTATCAAATCCTGACCAATCCGTTACAAACTCTCCGAATACATATTTCCAATCTTCATAAAAAGATCTATTAGGATTGATATACTTGTTAATAATTTCTGGTTTAGTCCAGTCTTCTACATAATCTTTATAGGCAGATATTAAATTTGTATAGATATACTTTTGTAATTTAAGTTGATGTTTTTCAATTTCTGATAGTGGGTTTCCTCTGTGTGGCTCTAGCCTTGTTCTTAGACCTAGCTCATACCACGGTTCCCATTCCTGAAGAATACTTGATGTATTTGAGTCTTTTAGCATTTGCAGTATTTCTGGTGCATTATCAAAAAGACCACGATACAAAACTACGAATGGCATTATTGTTGTTTTATTGTACTGAGTCATAATTTTTCTCCCAAAATTCTATTAATTCTTCTAACACTGACCACTCTATTATACCAAGCCTTACCTTTGAATCTTTACCAATTATTATTTTTAGCAGCGGATGCATATCTCTGTTTACCTTAAATGTATCTGTGCATATCTTTGCCCAGTTGTCTTTATTTAAAGTGAACGATGATCCTGTTTCTTTGTAGTCTACTAAAAATTTATTCCATTGAGCGTCACCCTTTTGATAATCTCCACGCCCTGAGTTTTTTTGTGCTTTGGCTCCGTCTCTTTTTATTTCTGATCTTTCTGACACTATTGAACCTGCACTGAATTTTTATGACCTAAAGAGCAACTCCAGGACATCTTTAAGTTATCTGGGTCCCAAAAAGCACCGTCTACATCTTCATTGCATTCTGAGCAGGGTCTGATACCACTGATAGACTCTAATCTTATATCAACACTGCTAGCTGTATTTTTACTAAAAAATTCATCAAGATCTGGCATTAATCTCACCTATTAGAGATGCAGCAACTTCTGGGTTATCCCTAAGATATGCAACTGCCTTTGCTCTGCCCTGGAATCGTTCTCCATTAATTGTATACCACGCTCCGCCTTTTTCAATTAGCCCATACATCTCTGCAACATCAAGCGACTCCCCAACTTTATCTACTCCTATATGATCTCCTTGGTAATAGAAATCGTATTGTCCTGAAAGATTAGGGGGGCCGAGCTTGTTGTAATCAATAATCCAATTGACTGGCCTGCCAACTCTTTGTTCAATGAT